GAGATGTTACCCAATTCAAAGGATTTTGTGTTCCTTTATATTGTAAGAATGAATCATCAATTCCAAATTGACTTGAGAAACCTAAATAACTTCTTCTAACAATATCTCCTGAAGATTCAGTTACATCGGTTGGTGCTCCAAATGGAGGGTTGTAAATTACTTCACCAGGAAAATAATATTTTGTTTTGAAAATTGGAACTGGTGAAGGGTTACTCACTGATGCGTATTCTCTTTGAGTGTATCCGTAGAAACCACAAGGAATTGCGTCGATTGGTGCTTCATCTGCTAATTCAATCATAATGTAACGTGAAATCAAAGCGTATTCTCCATCACTCGAACCAATTTTCTTAGCTACGAAATTATTGGAATTAGGATCCATGTTACAGTTAGTGAATTTCTCTATTACCACAGGATTAGCATCTGTGTCGAAGAAATTTCTAACCAATACGTCAAATGACATATTATTAAATGATAAGTTAGCGATAGAAACTTTTACTTCTGTGTTCGCCGCATTACCGTCAGAAATTGATATAAATTTGAATAAGTTATAAACCTTATTACCTCTAAGTTCAGATACTAAATAAGGAGTACTTGGTGACTTATATTGAGTTACATTGTATGCTATTGATTGTGGGTCTTCACTTCTAGCACCTTCAAGTGCAATTAAGTTACAATCCAAACCACGAATATATCCTTGGTTATATGCGTAAGCTAAAGTTCCTGGATAAATTTCTTCAACATATACGGGAACTTCATTTCTTGATTTACCAAAGTTATCAACACCTAACACTTTTGTTATATACTTAGGAGAAGATGCGGACATAGATGCTTCAAAAGAGAAATTGTCGTTGTCTTTTGTAACACCTGAAATTAAGAATGATTCAAAAGGAGACTGAGTGACTCCTGAATATTGTTCGGTACATACTAATTGTAAATCAGTTAAACCACTAACCTCATAAATTGGTCCATGGTTATCGCTTGTAGTACTATTAGTATATAAAGATATACCTCTAGAACGTAAAGTTGCAACAACCATGTTGTTGTATTCTGAATACGCAGTTCCTGAGTAATTGTAAACACTACCAGATATAGTACCTGAGAATGTTGAAGACGCTCCTGATGTTAAAGAAGAAACATAATAAAAGAATGAATATCCAGAATATGCATTTCCTGATGTAATGTCAAAATTAGCATAGTACCAAGGGTCATTTTCATCCGCGGACAAGTCATTTATTGCAATATTAACTGAATCACATCCGTATTCATTGATGACATTTGAATAAGTTCCAGTCAAATTATAATAATCACTCTCAGGAATAGCTCCATAGACAACCAAAGTATTAGCCGACAAAGATGGAGTATCCATAACGTTATTAAGGTTACTTGTAAAATCTAATCCCAAAGTTGAAGTACTACCATCTGACAATCTGTATTGATTATTGATGTACGCTTGAACTATTGGAGGAAGTGCTCCACCAACAAATTCTACAGTATTTCCTGTAGAAGAACCTGTGAAGTTTGCACTCCATGTTGTGCCAGTTGCAGGACTAAGACCTACGGTTAATGGGTCAACATTTGCGGTCACCTTAATACTCCAAGACGGTCCAGCGTCATATCCTGACAAACCTAAAATTCTTGTAACAAAAAGTTGATTAGATTGTTGTAAGTATGACTTTGCAATATATGCCGCCTCATACTTAGGGATTTGTGTGTTTATAAATTTTGTAGGTTCAGTCCCCCCAAAATATGCTTGAAACTCATCGTAGTTTGTGATAAAGATAGGTTCGAATGCGGGACCTTTGATTGTTTCCCCGACTAAACCTAACGTAGTAACACCTACACTTTGAGCTACAAATGATAAGTCAGTTTCAGACGTATATACTCCAGGCGATACGTATACCTTTTGATTTACTTGTGTTGCTTGAAAAAACATAGTTCAAAATTATTGTTAGCAAATTTATTTTAATGATAAATATTCATATCTAAGTGAAAAAACTTGACTTTTGAATATCTATTTGTAAGGAGTATGAATTTATTCTACCTTTTTTCTACCTATGAAAACAACTAAAGAAATAAAGAATATCAAAATATCCCCTGAATCCCACGAGATACTAAAAAAGTACTGTGAAAAGCGTGGGATAAAAATCTATAAGTTTTTAGAAAATCTTATAATCGAAAATTGTAAAGAGAAGAAAGATATCTATGGTGAGGGTTAAACCAACTGAGCCTCGAACTCAATGTTAGATTCTAAAGTGTTGTCATTTTTGACTACATCAATTCTTAAAATATCATTTGTTGTGATTTGAATTTCTGAAACATCAGTACCAAAATAATCACCATTTATATAGACATTAAAACTATCGACATTGGTCGACCTAATCAAAGACATATTTGCTCTGAAATCAATAATTTCACTTAAAGTGTTATTTCCAACTGTATATAAAAAGTTGGATAAAAATTCATCAGGGTTTTCAGGAAACTTTGGTCTTCTTCTTTTTAATACGGTAGTGTCCAACTCCATAATTTGTGCAACTCTTGCAATCGCAGGTTTGACTTCAAATTCCTCCTCATCAATCAAGTAACCTAACATAGTGAAGTCATACGTCTGAATAAAATATTTTCTAGCGTCCATCTGCATTTGTGACTCATCAGATATATTATTAAGAACTATTGGAACATATTGACCTTTAATAAAAGTATATGCTTGTCTTGAAGAAAACTTTTGCATCACAATTTTATTGAGTTGATTAAGTTCTCTCATTCTATTACATACAATCTTCACACTATAATTGATATCAACAGGTACTGGCTGAGGTATTGTGTAAATATCCATACCTTGTTCATTTCCATTCCAAGTTGGTACAGAAGCATAATAGAATTGTTTTCTGTTAGGGATATTATATTTTAAGGACGGATTAGTCCCGAATTTAACTTCAGGTTGTCTTACCACAGTAATGAATGGAGGTTCGGGATTGAAATCCAAGTTGGTAAATAATGCCGTTTCAACATATTGAGACCAATTTTGTGTTGTGATTATAATATCAACCATCGGAATAATTTTTCCAGCGGTCACAACTTTAAGATCTTCTTTAACAAAATCTAACATACCTCTATCCAAATCAGCATGTAATACTGACTTTGGTAAATAAGTTCCGTCTTTGTTTATAAACTCAAGAAGTTGTTCCCTTCTTGCATACAAAGTTTTCTTTGGAACTAAAGGTAATGTAGGTTTTACTTGTTTTGGTAATGGCATCTTTTTTTATTTTTTAGAATTATCATGTCCACATTTATGACACATGTAAGGGTCTTTACCTCCTTCGGATAATTTCCAAGACCAACCACATTCATCACAAATAACTTTTTCTTTGGTGACCTTTTCAACTATTCGAGCCAGCTGAGTTTCCCTAACAATAATTTTCATTATATTCCCCTAAATTCGTTTTCACTTACATAAGTTGCAATAACAGTTCTATAGAAAGGTTTATATCCACCATATGTATGTTTATTATCAGATTTTACAAATCCATCATCGACAACAGAATAATACCTAACTCGGTCTTCGGACTCGTAGTATCCAATGTAATCACCCATAAATATTTCAACACCCATATCATCCAAAGTTTTTTGATAGATACTAAATTTCATATTACCAGGTTCTTGTTGTTCTATCTTAGAAGTTCCAATATTTTTATTAGTCGGAGCCATAACTTGAACTAATCCTTTTAATTCAACAGGTGCAAGAAACTGTATCCCATCTTCCAACACTTCTCCATATACATCATCAGTTTTTGTCTTTCTTCTATCAATACGGTAAAGTACTATGGTGAAATTCATGTCACCGATTAACCATTCTTCTCCCATGCCGATATCTAAACTATAATCTTCAGCACCGAAGAATTTACCTAATCTTGTTATTGGAACTAACTTTTCTGCCATTATATTATATGATTACCTATATGTTGATAAATACTCAGTTTATAACTATATTTTAGTTAAATATTTTTCTTATAGATGGATGTAAGTCTAGAATCGAAAGCATTATCACTATTGGAATCTTATGAAGGTGGAAATAACTATTTACTTGAACTCAAACGAAAGTCACAAATAAATAAAAGATTCTATCCAACAAGAAGCCAATCTGAGTATATTATCAATAACCATAACAATCAACCAAAGGTTGCAAAGAAGTGGGTCATATTAGATGCATATTTTGCCAAAAAGTTAGCCGATGATAAATTATACACAGTAATACCTGACAAAGTATGGGTTGAAAAACTATTGTGTGATACAGAAAAAGCATTTCACATTTGGGGTAAGGTGTTCGAAACTGAAGAATTCCACGATTTTTGGTTACCAAAAGCGGCAATTATAAAAGACAATTCAGTTAAAGATGTTGTCATAGATTACGAAAAATATTCTCACAGACCCCCACTCCAACATCAAAAAGAATCAATCCAAAAACTTGTCGAAAACAAGAAATTCATATTA